GAGTCGGGCCCCGAGGTCTTTTCGGGAGCCACCAACAAAAAACAGGCGATGGAGGTCTTTCGCACGGCGCGCCGCATGGCCAAGAAGGCCCCGCGCTTCAAAGAGCACTTTGACCTGGAGGTCAACGTCGAGTCCATCGTCGCCAGGCGCGATGATGGCAAATTTGAGCCGCTGATCGGCGATCCGGGGGACGGCGCGTCTCCGAGCTGCGCCATTGTCGACGAATACCACGAGCATCCAAGCAGCAACTTGCATGACACGATGGTCACCGGCATGGGAGCCCGCCGCCAGGGCCTGACCATCGACATCACGACTGCGGGAACGGATACCGCCGGCCCCTGCTACCTGACCGAGAAGGACTGCGAGAAGCTCCTCGACGGCCTGGTCGAAAACGATTCGTTCTTCTGCATCATGTACTCCGCCGATGAGGGCGACGACTGGAAGTCCACCGACGCGCAGCGCAAGGCCAACCCGAACTTCGGAGTCTCGGTTTTTCCCGAGTATCTCGCCAAGCAGCTCCGCGACGCCATGCAGTCGCCGCACAAGCAGTTCATCTACAAGACCAAGCATCTCGACCTGTGGGGCAACGCCCTCAACGGCTACTTCAACATGGAGGCCTGGAATCAATGCAAGGACGGCAGTCTCTCGCTGGATGAGTTCAAGGGCGAGGCCTGCTGGATGGGCAACGACCTGGCCGCGCAGATCGATCTCGCCTCGCGCATCAAGATATTCCAGCGGATGAAGAAGAACGTGGACGGCATCCTGGTCCGTCACTACTACGTTTTCGGCCATCACTACGCGCCCATGGACACCATCATGGACGGCGATCACTCGCATTATGAGCGCTGGTATCTCGATAATCATCTGCACGCGGTGCCGGGCCCTGAGATTCAGCTTTCGGTCATCCAGAAGGATATCGAAAACGAGCTGTCCGACTATGACTTTCAGCGCATCGCTTTCGATCCCTGGTCAGCGCTGCAGATGCAGCAGCAGCTCGCCGAGCAGCTCGGTGACGACATCGTGCAATCGGTTCCGCAAACGGTGCAGTTTCTTTCGCCAGCCATGAAGGAGCTGGACGCCGCCATGCGCGCCGGCCGGCTCCATCACAATGGCGATCCGGTTCTCACCTGGGCCATCTCCTGCGTCGTCGCGCGTATCGACGCCAACGACAACGTCTTTCCGCGCAAGCTGGAAAACGGCAAAGACAAGATCGATCCGGCCACCGCGCTCATCACCGGCCTCAACCCGGCCATGGCGGGCGAAATCAAGCGCCGCTACACGCCGGTGCACATCGGGTATTTGTGAGGACTCATGCCGCCACCTGCATTTGAAGCGCACCCCAAGAAGCCGGTCGTATGGGTGAGCGTGATCACCGGAACGGCCTTTTGCGTCGGCTTGGCCCTCCTTGCCTCTGGCTGCTGGATGGCCTGGCCTCCTCTGGGGTTCATCGTCGGCGGCCTGATTCTCACCGCCGGAGCCACCTTCTACGAACGCGGTAGCGCAGTTTCTTCCCGGAGGCGTCAGTGAGTCTTGTCAGCTCCATGGTCAGCGGTTTCCAGGGCTTGCGCGCCGATGTGGGCGGAATAGGCGGCGCGCCCGCCCCTTGGGATGACTACTGGTATTCTGCCGTCGGCTCGCCGTCAGTTGCCGGGATGCGCATCACGCCGGACACGGTCAAGCGCCTCTCGACGGTCATTGCCTGTGTGAGCGCCAAGGGCCGCGCCCTCGGCGTGCTCCCTTGCCTCATCTACGTCGATCTTCCCGGTGGGGGAAAGAAAGTCGTCAGGAACCACCCCAATTTCAAGCTCCTGCACACGCGGCCCAATTCCATGCAGACGGGCTTCGAGTACTACCAGATGATGCAGGGTCACATCGAGCTGCGCGGCAACGCCTACTCTGAAATCCTGACCAGCAGCCGGGGCGAGATCGGCGAGCTCATCCCCATGCACCCGGATCGCGTGCGCGTTGAGGTGCTTTCCGATGGCGCGCTGCGCTACCAGTACAGTGATCCGCTCACCGGCACCACGCGCACGCTGCTGCAGGATGAGGTTCACCACGTCCGCGATTTTTCCGACGAGCGCCAGGTGGGCCAGTCCCGCATCTCCATGGGCATGGACGTTTACGGCGTCGCGCTGGCGCAGCAGGATTACCGCGGCAAGTACCTCAAAAACGATGCTTCCGCCGGCGTCATCATTACCGGAACCAACTTCGCCACCAAGCAGGATGAAGACGCCTATCTGAAGGCCTTTGAGGCGGGCAATACCGGCGAAAAGCGTCACCGCGCCAAGCTGCTGCCGCCTGGAGTGGACATCAAGAGCCTGGGCATCAAGCCCATCGACATGCAGCTCCTCGACGCTTCCAAGGCCTCCGCTGTCGAGATCTGCACCATGCACAACATCTTGCCTCACCTCATCGGTGTGGACACCGGCAAAGCCGCCACTTACGCCAGCGTTGAGCAGTTCAACCTGATGCACGCCCAGCAGTCGGTGCTGCCCATGGCCGTCATGTGGGAGCAGGCGCAGCGCCGCGATCTCTTCAGCGATGACGATCCCTGCTATTCCAAGTTCGCTCTGGCCTCCCTGCTCCGCGGCGACACCGCGACGCGCATGGCGGGCTACGCGGTGGGCGTCGAGCACGGCTGGCTCTCGGATGACGATGTGCGCGAACTGGAAGACATGAACCCCATCGCCGGAGGCATCGGCAAGCAGTATTTCGTTCCTCTGAACTGGCGCAATCTCGATCCGGCGCTGGCTCCCGTCTCCGCCGTCCCAGACAGCCCCGATCCGAACCCCGATCAGGAAACCGAGGAGCAGGACGATCAGGACGATCCCGAGAACGCCGATCCGGAGCCCGAGCGGAACGCCATGCGCTCCCAGCTTCAGCTCTTCGCGCACGATTCGGCCGCGCGTTGTGTCCGCCGCGAGGTCAGCGCGGTGCACAAGCTGATCGAGCGCGAGGCGGCATTCTCCGAGTTCGCCGCTTTCTATGCCGAGCACTGCCGTTTCATCTGCGGAGTCTTCCACTTCAACGCGCTGAATTCGATCAAGGCCAAGCAGGCCTGCGATATTCGCTGCTCCGAGCTTGCCAGCCGTCTGAATGAGGAAGGCGCGGCCGCCGCCACCGCTTACCTCGAGCATGTCGCGGTTACCGAACCCGCAAAACTGGCGGCTCTGGCCGTCGAAGGAGTCCTCTGATGCGTTATTCCGCCATCGTCCGCGCCGTCTACGGCTCCATCTGGGCCATCCAGCCGGAAAAGCTCGAAGCCATCGTGGCTTTCCTGAATCTCAAGGTTTCCGGAGGCACGGCCTCGCCGGAGGTGCTCGCCGCCATCCGCGCGCAGAATGAGATGGCCGCGGCGCGCATGCAGTCGCTCTCGGCCGACAAACCCGGGTCGGTGGCCGTGCTCCCGCTCTACGGCATCATCAATCAGCGCGTCTCGGGCGACGTTTCCGGGCCCTCCGGCACATCGGTGCAGCAATTCACGCAGCAGCTGCGCCAGGCTCTCGCCGATCCCAACGTAAAGGCCATTGTGATTGATGTGGATTCTCCCGGCGGCTCGGTTTCCGGCGTTGATGAGCTGGCGACGGAGATCTTCAACGGCCGCAAGAAGAAGAAGATCACCGCCGTATCCAATTGCCTCTGCGCTTCTGCCGCCTACTGGCTGGCCTCGCAGGCCTCGGAGGTCGTCGCCAGCCCCAGCTCGCTCACCGGCTCCGTCGGCGTCTATCAGCTTCACGAAGACGACTCCACGGCTCTCGAAAATCTCGGCGTCAAGTTCACCTTCATCTCCGCCGGCAAGTACAAGACCGAGGGCAACAGCTACCAGCCCCTCGATGATGAGGCGCGCGCCGGAATGCAGGGCATGGTTGACGATTTCTACTCCCTCTTCACCAAGGCTGTAGGGCGTGGCCGCGGCGTCGCCGTCAAGTCTGTGGTCAATGGCTTTGGCCAGGGCCGCGTCCTCACCGCGCAGGATGCCGTCAAGCAGGGCCTCGCCGATCGCGTCGCCACTCTGGATGAAGTCCTGGGTAAGTTTGGAGTCAAGCAGGGCGTGGGCGCTTCCGCCACCGCTTCGCCCGCAATCCAGTCCATCCAAAACGATCACATCCCTTCGGCGCAAAACAGCCCCGAAGAGCCGGTTGTTGACCAGGACGATGAAGCCGCCGCCAATCCGGATACCGGCTGCACCTGCGATTGCGAGGCCTGCCAGGCCGGCGACTGCGCCAACTGCTCCCACGAGGCTTGCGACGCCGAAGCCGAAAACTGCGAAGGCTGCGGCATGGCCTCCGCCAAAAAAGAGACTGGCGATCTGAGCAAGGCTCAGGCGGAAGCCCAGGCCCGCGCCCGTTCGCTGAGTTTGGCGAGAATTTAGACTTTCCAACACTTTCTGGCGGCCGAAGCCGTCCAGTCCTGACGTTTGCCAACCGCCCGATGGCGGCTTCGCGGCGTTGCGGCTCATCGCTGTTACAACCTGTTACAACCTGGGCGCATTCCGCGACCCTGGAAAGGATTCTATGAAGCTTCGTGATCTCCAGAAGGCGCTGGCCGCTGCCGTTGACGCCGCCACCGCCATCAATGCCGCAGTCCCTGACGGCGAGCAGATGAGTGCCGAGCAGCGCACCCAGTTTGACGCTCACATGGCCACCGCCAACACCCTCAAGGCCGACATTGTCCGCGCTGAGCAGCTGGCCGAAATGCAGCGTACCAGCGCTTCCACCATCGAAGTCTCCAAGCCGGAAGGCGCGAAGAAGCCCTGGTCGAGCTTTGGCGAGCAGCTCTCCGCCATCGCCACCGGGACCAAGCTCATCCAGCAGGGACGCACTTCCAGCGCCGATCCCCGGCTCTTCGCGGCTCTCGGAGCCAATGAGACCGTCCCGGCCGAAGGCGGCTTCCTGGTCGCTCCGGAATACGCCGACGGCATTCTCCAGCGGACCTATGACGTGGGCGAGATCGCCACTCGTTGCCGACAACTTCCCATGGCTTCCTCGCGCCTGGTCATGAACGCGGTCGATGAAGACAGCCGCGCGGATGGTCAGCGCTGGGGCGGCATTCTCTCCTACTGGGAGGCGGAAGGCGCGCCCTATGTGGGGACCAAGCCCAAGTTCCGCGAGATCCAGTTCGTAGCCAACAAGCTCATCGGCCTTTCGTATGTCACCGAGGAGCAGTTGGAAGACGGGCCCGCTCTCGAGGCTTACATCCGCATGGCCTTCCCCGATGAGTTCGGCTTCCAAATCGACAAGGCGATCGTTTCGGGCTCCGGCGCGGGCGTTCCTCTCGGCTTCCAGACCTCCACGGCCACGATTGTGCAGGCCAAGGACTCTGGCCAGGCCACCGGCACCGTCTCGGCCACGAACATCCTCAACATGAAGGCGCGTCTCTGGGCCCCCAGCTTCAAGAATGCGGTCTGGCTCGCTGAGCAGTCCGTCGAGCCGCAGCTCCTGCCCCTGCTCATCGCCGGTTCCGCGGCCACCACCGCCGCGCTGCTCTATACGCCTCCGGGCATGTACGGCAACAACTCGCCGTATGGCCTGCTCCTGGGCCGCCCGGTGATCTTTGTCGAGCAGGCTTCTCCGCTCAGCACGCAGGGCGATCTCAGCCTGGTCGATCTTTCGCAGTATCTGCTCCCCAAGAAGACCGACATCCGGGCTGATACCTCGATTCACGTGGCCTTCCTCACCGGCGAGCTGGCCTTCCGCTTCATGCTCCGCCTGGACGGCGCGCCATGGTGGAAGAAGCCCCTCACTCCGTATTCCGGGGCCGCTTCCCGTTCGCCTTTCGTCACCCTGGCCACGCGCTAAAGCATTTTCGCTTTTGCTCTGGACTTCTGTGCCCCATCCATTCCGCGGGTTCCATCGCGGAATGGGTGGGAACCCTGTGAAATTCAGGTTTACGTAGTTTTCCTCGGCATCGCCGGGAAAGGAAAGTTTTATGAGCAAGCAAGGATTTTACGCGGCGCAGGAGGGGCACGTTGTCCCTATCCTCTATCCGCAGACCATCAGCGGCGGCGTCACCGCCAAGCCGTTCAATCTCATGGGCAACGACCACGCCAGCATCGTGATCTCTTTCGGCGCCAAGGTCGCGGCGGAAACTGCAATCTTGATCAACGCCGGAACCAACGAGGCCATGGCTGTCTCTGCGGCCATCGCCTTCGATCTCTACAAGGGCGAGACCTCCGGCTCCAACGTCACCGATACCGGCAGCGCTACCGCTTATGCCGTGGCCGCCCTGGGTGGAATCACCGCTCCGGTCAGTGGCCAGGAAGTCGTATTCACGGCGGTCAACGCCAATAGCGGCACTTCTGCCACGCTGGCCATCAACGGCGGATCGGCCAAGGCGCTCAAGAACGTCGGCGTCACCGCTCTGACGATTGGGCAGATCGCCGCCAACTCCACCGTGACCGTGATCTATGACGGCACCGAGTGGATCATTCAGCCCGTCAATCCTCCGGCCGACGTGCTCCTGCCGAATAGCACGCTCAACAGCGGCCGTTTCGCTGTGACGGCCGCGGGTTATGCTCCTCCGGCCACCTCCGACATCTTCTACATCATCGAGATCGAGGCGGCGCAGTTGCCGCCCGGCTCGCCCTATGTCCAGTTGCAGATCACCAATGGGGCCAACGCCAACTACGCCAGCGCCATTGCCATCCTCTCCGGAGGCCGCAATACCTCCGATCAGTCCCTCACCGTCATCGTCTAGCCAGCTTTAATGGGACGCTCCGGGCCGTGCGGCTAAGGTC